CCTGCAGGCTCTAGAAAAATTGAGTGCGGCCTTTGACCAATTCTACTTTATTCCAGGCAACCACGATCTGTATTATCGAGACAAGCGAGACATACACGGAGCCGAATGGGCCAAGCACTTGCCCAACATTGTTATTGTAAACGACTGGTTCCAAAAGGACGATGTCATTATCGCTCCTTGGCTGGTTGGTGATGATCACAAGCGTATACCCAAAATGTCAGCCAAGTACATGTTTGGGCATTTTGAATTGCCGCATTTTAAAATGAATGCCATGGTAGAGATGCCGGACCACGGTGAAATCCGTGTGGATGCATTCGGTGGAATTGAATCAGTATATTCCGGTCACTTCCATTTGAGACAAAGCAAACGGAATGTAAATTACATTGGAAACTGTTTTCCGCACAACTTTGCCGATGCCGGCGACAGTGCCCGTGGCATGATGGTCAAGGAGTGGGGACAGGCCGATCAGTATTTTAGCTGGCCAGGTCAACCCCTGTATCGTGTCATGAAATTGAGTAAAGTGATTGATCATGCCCCCGAGTTGTTGGTTGCCAACATGCATGTGCGTGTGGAACTGGACATTGACATCAGCTACGAAGAAGCCAACTTTATTAAAGACACATTTGTAAAGGATTACCGTTTACGAGAAATGGCCCTAATACCAGTCAAGAGTACCGCAGTGGACGCTGACATGGCACCGGGTGAGATAAAGTTTGAAAGCGTGGATCAGATTGTGACAGATCAACTGACCAATATTGAAAGTGAATTCTACGATCCAAAATTACTGTTGAAAATATATCAAAACCTATGATACAAATAAAGAATTTAACCGTGCGTAACTTCATGAGCGTGGGTGCTGCCACACAAGGTATCGACTTTGATCGTCGTGACTTGACCTTGGTCTTGGGTGAAAATCTAGACCTTGGTGGAGACGGATCCAGAAACGGCACAGGCAAGACCACAATCATCAATGCTCTCAGCTACAGCCTATATGGCACAGCACTAAGCAATATCCGTAAAGATAACCTAGTAAACAAGACCAATGGCAAGAACATGCTGGTCAGTTTGGATTTTGTTGTGGGCTCACAGCAGTATAGAATTGAGCGTGGACGCAAACCCAATGTGTTGCGGTTCTTTGTGAACAATCAAGAGCAGGCCGCCACAGACAATGCACAAGGCGATAGTAGAGAAACACAAGAAGCCATAGAACAGACCCTGGGACTCAGCCACGACATGTTCAAGCATATCCTGGCATTAAATACCTACACAGAACCATTTCTAAGTCTCAAGGCTAATGATCAAAGAACCATCATTGAACAGTTACTGGGCATTACCATGCTGAGTGAACGTGCGGATAGGATCAAGGAACTGAACAGATCTACCAAAGACTCGATCACGCAAGAAGAATTCCGCATCCGTGCTGTGCAGGATGCTAACGGGCGCATCGAAGAACAGATCACAGCTTTAAAGCGTAGACAGACCTTATGGACGACCAAACATGCACAAGATATACAGGAACTTGAGAAGGCCCTTACGGCGTTACAAAAAATTGACATTGATGCCGAGATCGCGGCCCACAAGGAACACAAGACGTGGGATCAAAAACGCAAGGACATCAATGAACTGGCTGGGCAGATCAGCCGAACTAAACTTGACATTGGTCGCGAAGAGAAGTCGATTTCCAAACTATCCAAAGAAATCCAAACACTTGAAAACCATGAATGCCACACGTGCGGACAGGCCTTCCACGACCATAAGCACCAACAAGTTTTGGCGGCAAAGCAGACGGATCTGGATTCAGCAAGAGCGGCGTGCCAAGAATATACACAGCTCTTATCAGAACTTGAGACTGCCCACACCGCCCTGGGCGTGCTAGGTCGGCCACCCCGGATGTTCTACGATCACGAAGAGGATGCTATCCGACATCGTAGTACCTTGAGCAACTTACAACAACAGATAGACAGCAAGCGAGTTGAAGCCGATCCCTATTCAGAACAGATTGAAGAAATGGCCGCACAGGCCCTACAGACCGTTACCTACGACGCCTTGAACGAGCTGACTCGACTACAAGAACATCAAGACTTCTTGCTCAAGCTATTGACCAGCAAGGACAGTTTTATCCGCAAGAAGATCATTGAACAGAATCTTGGCTATCTCAATGCCAGGCTCACCTACTACCTGGATAGAATTGGCTTGCCACACACTGTGGTGTTCCAGAATGATCTAACTGTTTCAATCGAAGAGCTGGGTCGCGAGCTGGACTTTGACAATCTCAGTAGAGGTGAGCGCAATCGATTGATACTCAGCATGAGCTGGGCCTTCCGTGATGTGTTTGAAAGTCTATACCAACCAATCAATGTGTTGTTCATTGATGAAATGATTGATTCGGGCCTGGACACACAAGGTGTGGAAAGTAGCCTAGCCTTACTGAAACAGATGAGCCGTGAGCGTCACAAGAGTATCTGGCTAGTAAGCCACAGAGATGAACTGGCTGGACGTGTGGAGAATATCCTGCGTGTGGTCAAAGAAAAAGGCTATACCAGTTACAGCACGGATGTGGAACATGCGTAGGATACGAGTTTTACATATTGAGCCCACTGATGTGTGCCAGGCTGCGTGTCCTCGGTGTGCCAGAGAAACTGATACAACCTTTGATAAAAAATCAAAGCATCATCTTAGGATAGAACACATACAACGTCATTTTTCAGATCATGTGATCTCTAAATTAGACAAGATGTTCATGTGTGGCAACTACGGCGATCCTGCAGCAGGATACTATACCATGGATATCTACAATTACTTTAGGAAAGTTAATCCTGAAATTACACTAGGCATGAACACGAATGGCGCGGTACAGACAACATTTTTTTGGCATGCGTTGGGCAAGTTGTTTACCAAGCCACAGGATTATTGTGTGTTTAGCATAGATGGACTAGAAGATACCAATCCAGTATATCGTAAAAATGTCGACTGGAACAAATTAATGAACAATGTCCAGGCATTTATTGCCGCTGGTGGGAGTGCTCACTGGGACATGTTAGTTTATAAACACAATCAGCATCAAGTCGACGAGTGTGAACAATTGGCTCGTGCTATGGGATTTACTTGGTTTAGGGCCAAGGTCAGCAAACGTGGATTCACGGATCGTTTAGAATTTCCAATTGGCTGGCAGGCGCCTGCGTCTAACCCAGGACCTATCAATTGTCATGTACTAAAAGAAAAAAGCATGTTCATTGATGCGCAAGGACGTACAAGCCCGTGTTGTTGGATCGGCAGCAGGCAAAAAGATTTCGTACAAGATGATTTAAAAACTGTAAAATTAACATGGAAGACAGCCACCCCGGACCCAGTTTGTGCTAGTGCCTGCGCTACCAATAAAAATAAAACGGTATTCCAAGATCAATGGCAACGAGAAATCCAACTATGCTGACGAAATTTGTGTGTTTCACCACAGAGATGATAACTAACAGTCCATGGTATGGCTTTACGAAAATAAACAGATTGAACAACTGCCCGACGATTGTGTGGGGTTTGTGTACTTGATCACAAACACGGCAACAGGCAGGAAATATATTGGTAAAAAACTTGCAAAATTTAGCAAGACAACGTATCGAGTAGTAAAATTAAAAAACGGCAACAAAAAACGCAAGAAAATCCGAAGCAAAATAGAATCAGATTGGCAGCTATACTATGGAAGCAACACCGAACTCAACCAAGACATTGAACGCTTAGGCGCAGACAACTTCACAAGAGAAATATTATTTTATTGCAACTCCAAGGCCTCCTGCAGTTATATCGAAGCTAGGGAACAATTTAATCATAGAGTACTAGAGTCAGATGACTACTACAATGGACAGATAGTGTGTCGCATTCACGGTAGTCACATAAAAAACAAAATTTAAACTAGACAGGCAACTAAACTGACTGTGTTTGATCGAGGTAGCTCGATCCCCGTTGAGGGCTGGTGCGATACCCAGCTCAGATAGAATGGACTCAGGTTCACTCGGGTGTCAAAGGCAAATGCTAACTTAAGGCAACAAATGGTTTGGGCTCCGTTGAAAAAGATACGACCCATGCTCGTAGGACTTGGATTTATTCTCGGGTCACTAGGGTTCCGTTGATATGTGAAGCGTGAGTAGGGGGTACCGGTCAACCGCCTCCGT